GATAAGTTCTCCTTTCTCAACTGCCGCACGATACTCTCCAAGAATTTGTAACTTAATTTCTTTCGTTGTTACAATTCCAGGCATGTCAGACATTCTACCAGAAATGCCTTCTTTCGTCAATCGATAGTGGATATTGCCATAACCCAACTCCATTACCCTAGATCCGAATTGACGACCAGGACCGCCTGACTCCCATACCATATAGGCGTTACCAAAAAATCTCGCTATTGCAACTGCTTGCTTTGCAAACTGCTCTGGCCTAACATGAGAGTTTGCATATTCAAATATCTTTGCGTTTGTCGTTCTGTCATAACCGGCTATACAAGAGTTTGATGCACCGGTTCCGGCAGATACATCAATACCAGACGAATATTTATGCTCGATAGGAGGCTGGCCTTTACCGTCCAATAGACACCATAACCTCAAACTTCCAGCAGCATACTCCGTGAATCGAAGAGGATCTCCTGTAGTGTCGTCGTACTCAAGATCACCAATAAGCATCGGCGGTCGAGAGTGCTGCCTAATCATTTCATTGATGGCTGCCGGATTAAAATATTGGAACCCAGAACCTAGGTAGTCGATGTCAAGTTCTTGAGCAATTTCTTGAGGGCTTCCTGTGCGGGTACATTCCTTGTCATACCAAGGCGAACGTAACTTTCCATCAAGAATTGGTTCATATCCATCTGGATATCCCTCGGGGTTGATAATCTTTAGTTTTCCATCTTGATCTGTCGTGTATAGCCCACGAGCCTTTACTGGATGTGAAGACCAATGCAACCGGAGTCGTGCAATTCCGGTTTGACGCATATCGAAAAATGCGGTGTTTGTTCCCGCAGGAGTTGAGTTAAATAATCGACAATTAGTTGCATCGCGTGTTGAGGAGAGGACGCGATGGCCGTCGATGACTGCTGCAAATTCATCGAGTAGAATAACTGTCCGTCTATCTCCACGTGCAACATTACCTGTTGTTGATTCACCATCAATGACTCCACCAGTTTCTGGATTTAGAATATGCAGCTTACTTCGACACGAATCGTCGTACCCGATAGGCAGAAGCCACGATGGCATATGGTCCAGCAAGCAGTCAAGCTTCCAAAACATCGCCTTCGGGTTGCCGGGCTTGTCAACGTACTCTTCCACGCGGGAGACAAACAGGCCGCTGAACCCAGGCATGAAACGCCAGCACCATCCACAAGAGCCTATGCAGATCCACGAGGCACCCATGTCACGAGACTTCTCGATAAGAAGGTCGTGGTTGTTGATCGCTTCAAGGATACTTAAAACACCGTCACGCTGAAACGGATACAGAATAAACGGAACATACGGATTCGACAGCCGAGGATCATATGTCCACCCGAATCCATTCAGGAAGAAGATTGGATCGCGGCGGCAGGCTTCAAGGTAATACTCGGCGGCGTCTGGATCTTTTAGCACTCTCTTCATTGCACTACGACGCCACGAAAGATTACCTTTCATGTCGGTCGGAATACGCGATGCAAATGGAGACGTGACTTTCATTCTTCACCAAATTTATCGCGGCACCGCAAGCAGCAAAAGAAGAACACTCTTGAGTCCGATTCGATCCTTACTTTAATTCCATCGCCAGAAGCACATATCGCAGAGTTGATAGTCCTCATGCAAGACCTACCTAGAGGCTCGTGACACTTATCGCATGTCGTCACTAATTCAGGCTCATATTTTTTCTTCTTGTGTTTCGCCATTCTCGAACTCCTCTGTTTCAACGAAATCCAAAAATGCCTCGATCTCAGCGAGACTCTTCTTCGTGCTGGATTGAAGCTGACGCTTTGCCTCGTCGCCGTTGTCGTTCTTCGCCTCAAGGGAGTTCACCTTAGCCATAAAATCTTTCGGCTCGTCGCAGGCTTGTGTGTAGAGAAACCACGCCGTGTTATTCGGGCACGTCAGAGGCGGCAGTCCGGTGCGGATAAACTCGCCTGCGGCTGCCATTGCCCATACCATATTCTCTCGGTATGACTGCTCACGCTCCTCACACTTAATGCATCCGCGACCCTCTGTGACGACCTTACGAATCTCGCAAGGGTCCGAATGAAACTCCTTAGCGAGTGCTTCTAGCGTATCGCCAGCCATGTACTTCTTGCGAATGCTTGCACGCTCAGAGTTATTGAATTCAGGGCGTGCCATTTATTCCTCGTCATCCATATCGCAACAATAACCGCAATTTTCGCAGTATCCATCGTGTCCAAGTTCCTCGCTGCACATTGGACAGTAGTATTGAGTCATAGCTACCTCCTAAAATGTTCGGTCGTAAGTTCCATGTGATCGAGTAAACGGCCAGTAGTGCCTACGAGCAAGCTGGCTAAGATAAGATAATCGTCGTCGCATTATGCTCTCTGCTTCTTGAAAGACTTCTTTTTCTTGACGGCAGGCTTGCCTGATTTTTTGGCTTCTTCTTCCCATCGCTCTGCGATTTCAGGATGGGCCATGTGCATATAACGGCGTTGCTTCTTAGATGCGAACGGCATAGTTCACCTACTCCGGAAAGAATATAAAACAAACAGTCAGGAATGCAAGAAGTCCTAAAATCACTATCGACTCCTAAAGGTTAAAAGATGCCCGAGCCAAGGTGCTCCGATTTGAGGCAGTGCACACTTGGCTCGGGCTGCTGGTATAGCGGTTACGATCCGCTTTGCCGCTACTTAACTTCGTTTTGCCGCAGGAGCATCAAACTCCTGTGTACATGTTCCCGCAAATGGAGCCAAAGCGTTTAGGGCTTCAACGTCTACACGCTTCGTTTGCCGCTTGTAGGCGGGAAGGATGACTCCCATCTGACGAAGCTTGCCGGAGCGTCCGGCACAACTCTCACGCGACAGGCCGGTCTTCTCGGCCAACTCGACATACGATTCGCATTCGTGGTAAGCTTTCACGAAGTCGGGGTTGCTGACTTGCTTACGCTTCTTTACAACAGGCACTTGTTCTTCAGACATTCGATCTCTCCTAAAAAGGTTAAAAAGGAACACGTTACTTCTCCCAAGGTGCTCGACCCGGTTGAATGCTGTTTTCTATACTAGCCTCGACATTCGGTTCTGTCAAGGGTTTTTCTTCGACGACGTTGCAATCGAGCGGAAAAATACTACTGTTAAGAATATCATTAAGATATGCGTCTTCAGCCTTAATATCTTTTGCAAGGAGAACTTTTGCGTCATCAATAGAAAGACCCTCTGGAATATTCACTAGATCGCCGTCCTTAGCCTCACGCAGCTTCTTAGCGTATTCGTTCAACTCCTCAACACTCACGCGAGGAGACTTGCGTGTACGCTTCACTGGAACGGTAATAAGTTCCCCTATCGTATTTGCGTTGCCGCTTCTGTAGTCGTCTATTGCCTTATTGGCAGTGTCTACGTTTAGTAAATCATCAGTAACATTATCAACTTGGTTAGGAATGCGTGGTTTATTACACTCCTTGATTTTCCTCATAATGGCACTATCGCCGCGAGGCGACTCTGGAGGCATAGCCAAAGGAGGAATGTTTTCCTCCATCTTTTTCCACGTAATCTTACCACTCAGCACAGCACGTCTAGCTGACTGATAACAGGCATGGCATAGTCCACGATTACGAGCTTCTCTACCACATTCACCTAAGCATTCCATGGAAATCTCCCAGTCTTGTTGAAACACGAAATAATACACTCACGACAAAAGCCATCTTTCCACTCTTTGTTTTCACATCCTTCAGTAACGCATGTTCCCCAGTGAGAATCATCCTTCCTACAGTCAAGGCACCATCCCTCATTTCTAAGCTGCTCCCATACTTCTCTCCTTTCCTCTTTGGTTGACGCCAATGAATTAACGTATTTCTTTGCCTTCTCGTAGCATGTCCGGCATAGACCTCTAGTTTTCGGTTTATTATTACAGTCATGTATTAAGCACTTCATCTTCTTCTCCTTTCGTGACTTTTCTCATTATACAAAGAATCCAATCGGTTGTCAAGTGGTCGGCCTTTCATTACCGTCCAAGTGAGAGAGGTTCGCCCGAACTTTCTGGTGAGTGCACACTCACCAGGATCGAACGCGAAAGGGGGGTAAGTTTATACTCACTTTGGAATGATAAGTTATTAAATGGCGAGATTAAACGTAATGAAAAAGTGTCCGGCGATTTCCGTAGACGCCCTAAGAGATTTCGGAAGAGATTCTGGATTTTTTTAAGTGACGGGTGGTGCGTAAAGTAAAGAGAATATACTTACTTCCTACTACTATACTACTACTAACTACTAATAAATACTAATAAATACATTCATTCTCTCATGTTTTCTTCAATTCTAACAACATCGATTTCCGAAAAAAAACGGCTATGCCCTGCCTGACACACTATAGTGAGGTATTACTTATTGTTATCTCATATGTTCTCACAGCCATAAGAGTATGTCAGGAGGGACATATAAGGGATTTCTGGATTTCCTATGCGAGAATCGAAGAGAAAGTCCTTACTGCGTAAGGATTTAAAATTTCCGATTTGATTCAGTAATTCTCGGGACACTTTTAAATCTCTACGGAAATCCTGAATCTCGTCTATTCTCACTCCCACCCGCGAGGTATTCCTCAGAAGTATGGAAATAGGCAGGGAGGGGCTAGAGTCTATTAGATCCCTTCGAATGGGTGGGGGGGTCGGGAAAAGGAATCTGATACGTTCAAATATTTCGAGCAAGCAATATAAGCCCTATGATCGTCATAACTAGCGTAGCTGTATGCCGTTGCGGCCTATAATGCCGCGTTTCAGGCCGCTATGTTATCCTATCGATCAACACAGCGTATTATCTTGATACATTAGCATGGCAATGATGTATGTGATGTATGCTATGCTACCTAAGAGTAGGCTAGTCCCCCTGCCCTATGATGTATAGTCAGATCATACGTGTATACACACACTGACATTGCCTACATATTAGGCATAACCTGCACAATCATTAAGCATATACCTCACATTGACTACATTACCCTGCTATCAGTGACGCTCTAGGATGCTCTGTGTTGCGTCCAAAATGCAAACGAGTGTAAACACTCACGCAAGCTTACAACGCATTAGGTAGCATTCTACGCATTACAACACAATTATGTGCCGTAATCATCGTAACTATCGATACAACACAGCAAGCAAGTCTTTCACGCTCCAAAGATCTGCAATGAATCATCGACCTATTGGACGGCAAAGAATCGACGTATTTATACTGTGATAACTTGACTGGATTCAAACACAACATAGAATTAAATAGAAAGTTAGAGGTGAAACAATGCCAGTATCAGAAGTGTTTACGGTCATAGCAATCGTGTCTTTCGTTTTTCTCCCAGTATTCGGTATGCCAGATGTAGGCTGTATATCGATAGTCTTATTTAATGCAATAGCAGCCTACATTACACATTAGCTGTGGCTTTCCACAATTTCCTAAAAAATAATTTGACAAGATTGCAGCCTAACATAGTCTTTCATTGGAGGGAAAGATCATGGTAAAAAAATACGGTGCTAATGGTGGAGAGTACTCGAGTGGCTACTATCGTATGGCAAAGCAAGGACAATGGTATCTGTGGCGAAACGTCTCAGATTACGCCAATGGCCTAAGTCGTGACTGGGTGTTGTGTGGCCCGATGAAAGTGGCGGACGTCCGGGCGACACTCAAGAGCATGATCGAAAAAAACGTCATATCGTGCAGATTGGGGGCGATACAATGAGTGGTACAATCACAAAACGAAATGTCTTGGAAGTATGGCAAGTCTTTGGCTTGCGTATTGCCATACGCTTATTGCTGTCTCGCAAGTCAACCTTTCTGGAAGTGCTGGCATGAGATATTCTGTAGAGCACATTGGCCCGTATGGCAATGTTATCGGATACTTTTTTTACCTAGATGACGCCCAAAAAGTCTGTGCGTTATTTGGTGATGATTATCGGGTTTGGGACAATAAAGAGCATAGGTGGGTTTAACCATGAATCTCGCAAAGCAAGTCATTTTGTATTACGTGGTCATTTTGT